AAGAAATCAGACACATGGACAATGACCTTCCATTTTGAATTCCTGAAGAATGGATTAATAAATTAAAATTAAAAATAGAAAAATGAAAACAAAACAAGCAATGATTACCGATCGTGCATTAATGCACAAGCGTATAAGTGAATTATGTCGTTTTTTAAACAATAATTCAGTAACTAATTATCAAACATCTTCTGATAAATTTAAAATTGCGCGATGGCATATGACTATGCTAACTAAATCTGGAATTATTTTTAAGGAAGGTGATTATTGGAAAGGAGCAGAGCGATTAACCGAGCAGCGATTGGATAAATTTGTTGAATTATGTCGCGATTATTCTCGAAATTATTTTAGGAAATCAAAATTGGTAAAACAATGCGAGATTAAATTTCCAAAGTCAACCCCCCAAGTAACCCAACAAGATTCCCCTCCAGTTGCAAAAAAAACAAGGAGATTGCGCAAGGTGTCATTAATCAAAAGAATCAAATTTTTATTTTCAGGAAAACTATGAAAACCGACTTTCAACAATTAATCAAAAGCAACTTTAAAAACACGCTCAACTTTGGGCGTGTTATTGGGGTGAGCTACCCAACTGCGTGGCGATATGTCAATTATCCCGTTTATATGCGTTTAATAGACATCCAAAAGCTATCTGATGAACTTAAAATCGATGTCAAGATAATAGTTCAAATGGCTATCAATAGCAGCATAGTAACAATTAAAAACGAAGGTGATGAATAAGCAATTAATGACTGCTTACGATAAGCTAAAAATGAATCTAATTCAATCTCCAATCAGTTTTGATATGCTATACGCAATTGTAACTAATCCGAATGTATCTTCACTGGATGAAGTAATTCAATATGATAAGATGAAATTATCAAGACCAGATGGTAATGAATTAACTAATGCTGTTTTAGCAGAAGTTTGTAATGTATGTAAGATTTCTTCAGCAGAATTATTTAGCAGATTCCGATATAGAGAATTCAATGATGCAAGAATTATCTATACAGCATTTTTACGAATGGGAACTGATTGGAGTTATGCAAAAATATCAGCACATCTCTTGCGCCATCATGCGACAATGATTCATAATATGAAATCATTTGATGCATTGATTAATACAGATAAAATATTCAGGAAGAAAGTAAGCGAGATAATTAAATTGCTGAATAATAAAAAAATTTATACATTTGACGAGATGTTAACTACAAACAAATGGAAATATGAACGAACTAACAGAAATCTTGCAAGAGCTGCGAAACTTGCAGTTAAAACTCGACTACTTAATCGAGAACAAGCAAAGCGACAAAAGCAAATTCACACCTCCATCGCTTGAAGATGTTGCTGATTATTTTATCGAAAGAATGCCAACAGCACAAACTGAAGATGCACTCAATTTTGCAGATATCTTCATTAGCCATTACACCAACACAAATTGGTATTATGGCAAGAAGAAGATGAAAGATTGGAAAGCAGCGATGCGAAGTGCTTGGAAATTACACGAATTCATAACTAATAAAAACAATAATAATGAATCAATTGGTAGAATACAAAGGTCTCAATTACAAAACTGGATTGACAGCGAATGAACGAGCTTATCTTGAAGCAAAAGAACAAGTAAGAATCTGTGATATCACAATCCAAATGTTTAAATCATTGATTGCTCGAACAATTGTGATTAGTGGGATTAAGCAACTGCCATCGAGTGAGGAAGTGCAAATGCTATTTACTAACGCGATACATTATCATCCGTACATGACAATTGGCGAATATGCACTGGCTTTTGAGATGAATGCTGCTGGAGTTGAATTCACAAGAATAGAACATTTTGGAATGGTTACTATTGCCTTTCAAAGCGATGTCTTGAAAAATTATAGCAATGTGCGTAATCAAATGAATATTGCTCTGGAAAAGAAAAAAACGAAGATGGAAATTCCACTGCAAGAATATCATGATCCAATTGATTGGAAAGAGATGTTTCAAACAGATATCAATCGATGGAAGAATAATGAGAGAAATGCAGTAATGATTCTTGCTCCAAATTTCATCACAAAATTTTACGAACTGGAAGTAATCAATGATGATTGCTGGAGTGATGACCAGTGGAAGCAATGGAAATTTGCTGCACGATTTCAAGTGATTGAAGAAATGCAATTGACCAAAACAAGATTGGAAAGAATGAATAAAACTGATAAATTATCATTTAACCAATCTGTTCAAAAAGAATTGATGAGAAGATTGTATGCAGATATCATGGATAGCACGATTTTACAAGAAAGAATAATTAGTAAGTTATGAAAAACTACAATGTCCGATTTGAATTGTATGGTAAAAAGTATCATCTTAAAAAACAATGTGATAACGAAAACCTATTGAAGCAGTTAATCAGAATGGATATAATCTTTACTCAAATAAATGAAATACCATCAGAAACAAATTGATGCGCTTAACCTACTCGCCATCGACAATGATTGTAGGCAATTGTTGTATGGTGGTGGTGTAGGTGGTGGAAAATCATTTCTTGGTTGTGATTGGCAAATCAAGAGAAGATTGAAATATGCTGGAACTCGCGGATTAATTGGAAGGTCTGAACTAAAGAAATTGCGATTATCTACAATGGCTACTTTCTTTGAATTATGCGCGATGTATGGATTAATGCCAGACAAACATTGGACATATAATGGTCAAGATCATGTAATCAAATTCTTTAATGGAAGTCAAATTATCTTGATGGATTTAGCCGACCTTCCTTCCGATGCAGAATTCCAAAGATTTGGATCGATTGAATTAACGGACGCTTTCGTTGACGAAGCTGGAGAAGTATCTCAAAAATGTATTGATATTCTCTCCTCGCGATTGCGTTACAAGTTAATTAATGACAAGCCAAAATTACTGATGACTTGTAATCCACACAAAGGTTGGTTATACACTGAATTCTTTGATGCAAAAAGAAACGGAACAATTCGTAGTGATAGAGATTTTGTTCAGGCATTACCATCTGATAATCCACATATATCTCCAGTTTATCTGGAATCTCTTCAGATGCTTCCAGAAACAGATAGAAAAAGATTACTTGAAGGTGATTGGGATTATGATGAGACAAAAGATAGATTGTATGATTACGATGATTTACTCCGATGCTTCAGAACTCCAGCTATTACGAATGCAGATATGTTTATCACTGCTGATATTGCGCGAATGGGAAATGATAGAACAATCATTGTGTTATGGAATGGATTACACGCTGCAAAGTTTATAGTGCTAAAGCATAAACCAATCAATGAAATTGTAGATACTATCAATCAATTAGCACAAGCAAATGGTGTTAGATTGTCAAATATCATCTGCGATGAAGATGGAATTGGTGGTGGAGCGGTTGATTTTGGGAGATATCGCGGATTTCTTAATGGATCAAAATCAGTGCGAGATAACTACATGAACTTAAAAGCGGATTGTTATTTTAAACTTGGAGAACTAATAACCACCAATGCGATTACATTTGAATCAACTCACAAGGACACGATTATCAAAGAACTCGAAATGATTAGAAGAGAGAAAATCGATAGCGATGGAAAATTGAGAGTAACCAATAAAGAGACATTGCAAAAGAAATATGGCATATCTCCAGATTTCGCTGATGCAATTATGATGAGATGTTTCTATGAGCTAAAAAAGAATTTTGGTAAATACGCTTTTGCTTGATTAGTCACAATTTTTTATTAAATTTGAGACGAAGGAAATTAATAATTAATAAACAAAAAACAAAATGAAACTAAATGAAATGATTAAAATGGAAGCCGAATACTACGCTGCATTCGGTGGTGATGGCATGAGTGGTGAATCTTATTTCGCATTTGTAGCTGGTGCAAAGTATGCACTCAAATTAATTGCTAACGAAATCAATGATGAGCTATAATTACCTTGTGTTTCATAGTTGTAAAACAAGGTCTAACATGACAATAACGATATAAAATCAAAGTAAAAAAAACAGACAAAAATGAAAAAAGAACTAATTAAAACACCTGAATACCTACTTGTTGTAGATGATTCAGAGATTAAAGAAGGTGATTACTATCTTTCTAAAATAAGTGATGATGTGTTTAGAAGAGGTATAGGTGGTCATTGGATTGAGAATTATGATAAAAAAATGTATCATAAAATAATTGCCCACCTACCACTCAATAACTCACCAATCCTTGAAGGAGTACCACTACTTCCACTATTGAAGGTTGAGGATGATGTATTTACTGATGCTCAAGAGTATGCAATTGAAAGTGGCTCACCAAATAAAGAAGCAAGAAGAAAGGGTTATGTAGACGGCTACAACAAAGCAATAGAGAAGTACAAGTTTACTGAGGAGGATGCTAAATACCTTTTTGAGTGTGGTAGAAACTTTCAAATCAATGCTGATATAACTTTTACGGTTGCGAGGGAACACCTCTCACAACCAAAGATACCTACTCACTTTGAGTTTGAGATAGAGCGTAAGTCAGTTTTGAATTTGGGTATTGAACCATTTAATCCAAATACTCATGTTTATACTAATGAACCTAAAACAACAACCAACTCACAAGGTCAAGAAGTGGCTTGTGGTAAATACATTTATTAATTATGAGCGACAAAAAACAAAGTAGTGTTAAGCTATACACTGAAAAAGAAATTAGGAAATTTTTAAATTCCCCAATTCAAGAAGAATTAACAGTTGATGAATTTATATCAAAATTAACCCCAATAGAACTACCAACTGATGAGGAGATATTCAAACAATCTATTAAAGAAATGGAAGAATGGTATGGTAGCGACTGCAAAGAAGAAATAGATTCCCATTTTAGAGGTGCTAAATGGATGAGAGATAAAATAGGAGGACAAGATGAATGAGATAGAAGTATTCCGCAATAGACTGAAGAAGATAGGCATTGAACTAGAACTTTTTGGTAATGTTCCTTGGATATACATAGACAAAGTTAATGGTAACAAGGTAAGTCGGGAAGACTACAATGCTAACCACGGATATAACTTTGCTTGGTATGGTGTAAAAAATGGTGATAAGCCACACCTTGATTGGTCAGTAATTAAAACAACATTTGAAATAATCAGAAAATACAAATAAAAATGAAAACTGAAATAACAAAAGATGAACTTGAAAAAGTTAAGGTGTTGAACCTACTCATGTGGTTACAAGCATCCATTTACGCTGGTGATGAATGCGAGACAATAAAATGGTTTTACAACCATCAAACAAAGATGTTATTGAAACGATTAAACGAGAGCATCCAGCGCGAACATGGCAAGACAATCACTGCTCTTTGGAATGCGGATGGAGCATTGCTGCCCGATATAACTCGCCAAATAGATGATTTCACATTTGAAATGGCAAGTTATGGATATTGGATGCTTCCTGAATTAACCGATTACATTCGCAAACAAAAAGAAATACAAGATAAATTAGAGATTAATGAATAAACAAATAGAGCAAGTAACTGAATTTCGAAAGAGATTTAATTTACCAATCAATTCTGGAAGGAATTCCAATCATTTATTGCATCACAATTTGATTCGAGAAGAATTCTATGAAATGATTTCTTCATTGAATTTAATTGATTTATCAGATGCAATTATAGATCAAATGTATCTTCTATTTGGTTATGCAATTGATTTGGGAATCGCTGATAAATTAGAATCGATGTTCGATGAGATTCATGCCAGTAATATGAGTAAACTTGATACTAATGGAAATCCCATCTATCGTCAAGATGGAAAGGTGATGAAAGGAGAAAACTATTTTAAACCAAATTTAGAAAAAATATTAAAGCAATGAATATAACGCACGATTTTGATAATTTAGAATCTGATACTTACAAAAAAGTAATCATAGATTTAATATCCAGAGAGAAAATGGGAAGAGCAAAATATGGAATGAGTGTAGATCAAGCTAATTTGAGTGAAGAAGAATGGATGAATCATGCCTACGAAGAAGCATTAGATTTTGCTATCTACCTAAAACGATTAATGCAGTTAAAAAAACAGCGTTAATACCAACCGAGTAAAGAGTGGCATTTCGCCACTTTTTTTTTCTCTTTATTTCCTCATTTAATCCCTCTTTTAATTGCTCATTTATTCCCTCGATTTGCATGATATAAACAACATTACGCTCATTAATCTCGTTTAGTGAATGATTTATCATGCTCAAATTTTGGTTGTCTATAATCAAATAATCGAGTTGAGTAACAGCCAACACAACCAACCGCTTTTCTTTACTTACCGAATCCAGTGCGCTCGTAATAGCGTAGCTTTTCAATTGCTTTTGTGTATGCGCTATCGATGGCGATAGAATCATAAAGGTAAATAGTATCAATTTGTTTTTCATAAATCTCTTTGATTTTAATTCGTTCCTTTTCGATTGTATCAATTCGTGCATTCAGCACAACAATCGTATCTGAGGTGGTTACAATTTGTAACCGATTGTAATTGCATGAATTTTTCCCAATAATAAATGCAACAATCAACCCAATTGCAAACGCTACCCACTTAATAGATTGCTCCTTCATGAATGCGATAGTTTTTTACATGAAATGCTTTGTTCAATCCTCTCGTAATTATTGCGAATCCATGATTGTATTTTGAATATGGATTGTAATCTGGAGAAAGTTCTGATAAACAACCAACCCCCCAGCAAGTTATCACCTTTCCATTTACATCGCGCTCCGTATGTTCCGCAGTTTGATGATGATGTCCACACATGGCATTTGCTTTTGTTTTCAGGAATAATCCCCTTGCGACATTTACAGATGGAAGAAATTGTTTTCCAAATTCATGACCATGAAATATCGACAATCCACCAATGTTTAATTTGCTCTTGCCATCTAACCATTTGATGTTGTGTTTATCGCAGTGCGTTAGCGTTGGAAAATCAAATGCGTCAATGTCAAATAGCTCTGGCGCTTTCACTCGCATATATCTCCAATAGCGTTCTTCATGATTTCCTTCTTTGTAAACGATTTCAGCGTTCGGAAATTGTCCTCTTAACTCGTGTAAAAATGTGCGCATCGCATACAACTCGTCCTTAAACTTTCGCTTCTTTGGATCTTTGACAAAATCACTAATCATGTGGCAGTCGAGAGCATCTCCATTCAAGATAATTGTATCTACATTTTCATCTATTCCAGTTTTAATTGCAACAGATAATGCATCGATATCATGATATGGAATATGAATATCTGAAAGAATCAAGACCTTTTGTCCTTTAATATCAAAATGCTTTCGACCTTTCGCATATGACTTTGGTAAATTGAATGGATTGCGTGGACGATCGTTATTTTTAACGAATGTTTTATCTTTTGGACTATGACCATCTTTACCTTCGATTCTGCGCAATGCGCTACGAGCATCTTCAACTCCTAAAAAGGTTTCGAAATGTTCTTTGCTTAATTTCTTCGCGAGTGTGAGAGTTGGTGTGTCGGGAAATCTCTCTCTTAATTCTCTCGCTAATTTTGTTTTGCTTTCTTCTTTTCTTGGCATAATTAATAAGATTGGTAAATAGTTTTTCCACCTTTTTTTATTGCTCTCAAGATTTCTTTTCTATTACCATTCTTATCATAACTAACATGAATCCAATCAGGCGAATTCTCCGTTCCAAATTCCCAAATCAGTTGATCAAATATACAATTATTTTTTATGAATTCGAATATGTCTTTGTTACTCACATCACCTAATAAATCTCCATCGATATCAATGGCTTTACCTTCCATGTGCTGCGATGTTTTACTACCACCAATGCGCTGATTTAATTCAACGCTTCTAAATCCGCTTGTAATTCCAATTGGCTTTCCAAAATGCTCACGAACTTTATCAAAAACTTCCATGCAGAGCAATTTTAAATTTCTAATTTGCTCATCGTTTGGAATGTTTTGAATTTGAAGTACACTTGCAGTATTACTTTTTATGACTTCTTGTAATGTGGTGTATTTACTGAGTTTGCTCATCGTTCATGATTTCGTTTAAATCTTCATTTTTACGACCAATTAATATCTTAATTCTTTTCCACAAATCTTGACCAGTTACAGCTTCAATTGATTCAATAATTGATTTGAATTCAATTACTGCAATGGTAGTTGCAATGAGTTTTGTGATTGGAATTAATTGTTCAATGATGTATGTCTCAATTAAAAATCCACTCACAATCGCAAGTTGATACAATAGCATTTTTGTAACGCTATCGCTCATTCTTCTTGAACGAATTTTAATTCCCAATTTAATTGCCTTCCAGATTCCAACAACCATATCTGCTCCAACCAAGAATCCAATGGTAATCATCAATTCTTTGATTGGAAGGAAGATTGTTACAATTGCAAGTAACCAATATTTTGTTTTCAAAAACAATAATTCCTTCATCATGATTTCTTCAATTCATATTGCTTTTTTAGATATTGTTTAAGCAATT